CCGCAAAGAGGTGACCTTCAACGGTCTGCAGGCGACGCCCGGAACCGGCGCGATCGCCGTGGGCGACTACGTTGTGATGGGCACCGCCGTCGCGAAGGGCACCGCCCTTGCCGCGAACAACGGCAACAAGGTCACCAAGGCCACCATGCAGCCCGGCGTGACCGCGGCAACGGTGGTCGGCGACGTGGCCCCGATGCTCAAAGTCGCAATGCAGGCGTGGCGTGTCGTGTCCCTCGGCTCGGCCGGGACGGGCGCGGTCGGCACGACCGGCGTAATCGAACGCGTGAACGGCGCCGCGTAAGCGCCCAACCTCGGCACAGAAGAACAAGAAAAGGAGATCGCAATGCCGAATTTCTATGATGCCCAGGGCGCGAGCCAAGAAGTCAAGCTGGACCTCTCGGTTTACCGCGAGGCCGCAGAACACGGGCTGACCGTCCCGCAACTCGTCAACCGGCGCTACGTGACCGACGCGGCCAAGTACGGCACCGCGTGGGACCAGTTCTGCGCAAGCACCGGCCTGTTCATGCGCGAGGACCGCAAGCTGGGCATTCGTCCGCCCACCCTTGCCCAAGTGCTGAACGGCGACGGGGCGATGCTCAACCCCGAGGCGCTGCAAGCGGGCCAGATCGTTCGTGAAGCCGTTCCGGCGTCGCGGATCATCTTCCCGGCGGTGTTCCTCGAGGCGGTCGAGAACCAACTCGCCGCCGACACGACCGGCTACGTCTCGATGTTCGATTCGATGGTTGCGATCAGCGACTCGATCAACGGGGCGCGCTTCGAGCAGCCGGTGCTGAACTACTCCCAGCCCTCCGGTGCGATGAGCCAGGGCATGTCGCAGCTCGCGCTGCCGGCCTCGATGCTCGGCATCACCGTGGCGGACGTGGCCCGCAAGATCCCGACCTTCTCGCTGGGTATCGAGATCTCGACGGAAGCCCTCAAGGCGACCACGCTGCCGCTGCTGACGATGGCCGTGGCCCGCCAGGCGGAGATCGAGCGCGCGACGCGCGTCGATCAGTACGTCGATCAGTTCCGCCAAGGCGACACCGACAACGGCACCTCCGCCCTGTCGGTGACGACCATGACCTCGCTCGATTCGGGCGCGACCGCCGGCACCCTGACCCACAAGGCGTGGGTGACCTGGCTGCGCAAGAACTGGCGCAAGCGTCACATCAATTGGGTCATGTGCGATCTGGCGACGGCGCTCAAGATCGAGAACCGTACCAACCGCCCGGTGATCACCGCCGACGACCCGAACTCGCCGCGCATCAACCCGACCTCCCAGGTCGCGAATCCGGCGTGGCAGAACGTCCAGATCTTCATGCTGGAGGACGGCACGATCCCGGCCGACATCGTGATGGGGCTGGACAGCCGCTACGGAATCCGTCGGGTGCGCAACTCGCAGGCCGAGTACACCGCGGTCGAGCAGTACGTGATGCGCAAGTCCGAGGCCCTGCGTTACGACTTCGGTGAGATCTGCTACCGGATGTTCGACGACGCCTGGACGGTGCTCAACATCAACGCCTAAGCCCTGATCAAGGGTGCGGTAGAAAGGCCCGCCACAAGCGGGCCTTTCCTTTATGACATTGACATGCCGCGCGCCGCGCGGCACACTCGGCTGATCGCCCTGGAGCGCCTGCATGCTGCTCACCGACTACACCACCCCTGATGAGATTCGCGCGGTGCTTGGCGTCGAGTCGGACGAGCTCTCCGACGCCACGCTGGACTTGCGCATGTACGCGAGCGCGTTCGCGATCGAGTTGAACGCGATCTCGAGCACGCTTGCCGCGGACCACGCCACGATTTCGGCAGAGGACGAGAGCGTGCGCACGGCGATCGAGCAGCGCGTGTTCGACGCTATGGCGGCGTTCGCGCCCTACGCGGTGGCGAAGGCGCTTGCGCCAGCCTTGCCTTTGTTCGCCCCCAAGCAGGTCACCGACGGGAAGGCTTCCGTCACGCGCGACTCGGCTTCGCCGTACAACGTGACGCTCGCTGGAATCTTGGCGCAATACGACTACTACCGGGGCGTGCTGAGCGATACCTACACCGAGTACAAGACGGGCACTGCGCCTTCGCTCATCCTGCGCCCGTTCGTGGTGGGCTCGACTCCCTCCACTGATCCGGTCACTGGCTGATGCGCCTCGCCGCGGCGGCCAGCCGCTTCGATACGACGCTCTGCGCGGACGCTTCGAATCCGGCCACGACGTTCTACGGGCAGCTCGACCTGTTCGATGATTCGCGCCGTGACGGCGCAACGGTCGTGCGGCGCATTCTGTCGGTGGCGCCCGATGTCGTGATCCCCGCCGGGCGCGTGCTCACCATCCTGGGCGAGCAGTGGCTCGTTGGCATGGAGCAGTCCGATGTCTACGCGGGCGCGGCGGTGCGCGCCAAGTATGTGCTTCATCGCGCTGACGGCGCGGCGACGATCCAGAGTGTCGCCCAGGCGCTGAGCGCCGGGAGCACGGCAACCTACGCCGGCAAGCTGTGGGTGAAGGATCTGAAGGAGATCGAGGTCTCCTCGCTGCTCGAGGGCTTCTTCAACCTCTACCTGCCGCGCAATGTCACCGTGATCGCCGGGAATGTCATCGCGCTCTCGGGCAACCTGCACATGGTGCGCGCGAGCTATCTTTCGGCCGCCGGCTTTCTCATCGCCGAGTGCGCCGAGCTTGCGAGCGGCGTTGTTGCGGCGACCTATACGTCAGAGGCGTACAGCCCGGTCACCGACACCGCCACGCCCACCAACACCGCGGCGAACTTGCTGCATGTGCGCTACCAGGACGACTACGCCTACCTGACCCTTGCGGACCCCAAGTTCGTGAAGGGCGACGAGAAGGGCTACGTGCTGAAGTCGGTCATCGCGACGGCGGCCGCCGGCGCGCGCGTGACGATCGGCGCCGAGGTGTGGGACGTGATCTCGGTGGCCGATGAGGGCCTTTGCTGGGGCCTGCACTTGCGCCGGGCGGGCACATGATCGAGATCGATAACCTGGCGCAGGTCTACGACGGGCTTGATGCCTGGGTGGACGCTTGCGACGAGCTTGCCGAGGGTGCCTTCCGCGGCATCGTGGTCGACGCTTTCAAGTACATCCTCGCAGGCACGCCGGAGTGGTCGGGCAACCTGGTGGCGAACTGGCGCCTGACGGTCGGCCAGCCCGCGCTTGGCTACGATGAGACGGCATGGAAGAACCGCAGTTTCGGCACGGGTATCGACCCGGCGCCGTTTGACCGTCTGAATCCGAACCAGGAGGCGATCGCCTACGCGCGCGCGATCGCGCGCGAGAGCCTCGAATTCATCCGGCTAGGGGCGGACGTCTACATCACCAACAACGCGCCCTACGCGGCGATGGTGGAGGCTGACGTGAACGAGAAAGGCGCCTCCTTCCTACGCCCGGTCAACCTGCCGGTGGAGATGGTCATGGCCGCGGCGCAACGTGCCAACGTGCTTGGGGAGCTCTCGGAGGCTCGCGCGCGCAAGCTGGGCGAGGAGGCGCTGTGAAATTCGAGAACGCGCGCAGCGCGATTTTCAGCCGCTTGAACACGTTCATGACGGCGACTTACCCCACCGTCCCGGCGCTCTACGAGAACCGGTTGAACGTGGATCTGTCCACGCAGCGCGGCCCCTTCGTGGCGGCCGAGATCACCTACGTGGACGGCCAGCAGGTCTCGCTCGAGCTCAAGCCCGTGGTGCGCTACCACGCCGCCGTGCACCTCACCGTGTGGGTCAAGGAAGGCACAGGTTCAGCCGAGGCCCTGGGCATCCTGGCGGCCCTTGCGGACCTGTTCAAGACGGTCACCTTCTCAGGGGTGAATGCCCGGGCGCCGCAGCCCCTGCCGCGCCGTAACACGCAGGGCTGGGCGGTCTACGCCGTCCGCGTGCCCTTCTATTTCGACGACATTCCGGCCTGACCACTCCCCGCGGCCTTGCCGCGGGCGTATGACACTGGCATAATGTGGTTTGCTACGGGGCAGGCCGCCCCGAGCGTTCAGCGTCTGACAAGGAGAACAATAAATGACGCTTGCCACCACGTCGCGCGCGCAGCTGCGCTACATCAAGGAGACCACGTTCGGCACCGTTCCGGTTGCCGGAAACCCGAACAACCTGCGCATGACCGGAGAGTCGCTCGACTTCGCGGTCACGAGTGAGTTGAGCAAAGAGATCCGTTCCGACCGCCAGAAAACCGACCTGGTGCTGGTGGGCGCGCAATCCTCGGGTGGCGTGAACTTCGAGCTGTCTTACAACGAATTCGACGCGCTGATCGAAGCGGCGCTGCAAGGCACGTGGGCCGTGTACGGCACCAGCGGCGTGAGCGGCACCGTATTCAGCGGCACGTTTACGGCGACCACGCTCACCGCGGCGGTCGCGCCCACGGGCGCGGATGCGTTCACGACCCTGCAAAAGGGCCAGTGGTTCAAGATGACCGCGCCCACGGACCCGAACGACGGCAAATACTTCAAGGTGTCCGAGTCGGTCTCGCCGACTACGACCGTGATCACGCTCGATGCGCTCACGCCGGCCACTGCCAGCGGCCCGACCGCCAACTGCAAGATCGCGACCTCGCGCCTCGTGAACGGCACCACGCAGAACAGCTTCACCGTCGAGCGTGCGTTCGAGGACGTGAGCCAGTTCTTCGCGTTCCGCGGCATGACCGCCTCGAAGTTCTCGCTCTCGTTTGCGAGCGGCGCGATCGTGACCGGCGCGGTGGATTTCATGGGTAAGGATGCGGTGCGTAACAACGCGACGCAGCTGCCCGGCACCCCGGTGGCGAGCCACACCTACGACGTGATGAACGCTGTGTCGGGCGTGGGCGAGATTCTCGAGGGTGGCGCCGCGATCACCGGCACGTTCATCAAGTCGCTCTCCTTCGACTCGGACAACAAGCTGCGCGGTCGCTCGGCGATCGGTACGCTCGGCAACGTGTCGATCGGCTCGGGCACGCTCGAGGTGAAGGGCACGATGGAGGTGTACCTGGCCGACGGCACGCTCTACGACAAGTTCCTGAACAACACCGCGTCGAGCCTGTCGCTTCGCGCGACCGATGGCGCAGGCAATGGCTACGTGATCACCTTCCCGAAGATGAAGTACAGCGACGCCAAAGTGAACGCCGGCGGCGAGGACCAGGACGCGATGCTCTCGCTCCCCTTCACGGCGCTCATGGACCCGACGACCGGCAAGACGATCCTGGTCGATCGCGTCGGCGTGGCCGTAGTCTAATAGAGACCCCTCCGAAGGGTAAGCGCCGGGTTCGCCCGGCGCTTTTTTATGCCGCTGTCATTGACACTTTCGCCGGATGGGACTACCATGCGCGAGCTTGACCCACAACTTTGGAGATCGTACAAGATGGACGTTTTCAAACAGTTCGCCACCGACGATGCGAAGGAAAACAGCGGCGTGTGGTGCGACATCGGCGACGGTGCTCGCCTACTCGTGGCGCGTGCCGGCAACCGGGCCTATGCGCGCATGCTTGCCCGCGACGTCGAGAAGAACCAGCGCGCGCTCGAAGCCAAGACTGACGCAGCGGCCGAGC